TGATGCCGCTGGAGATGTCCAACTTCCAATCAAAGAGCGTGCTGAAGGTTGTGCCACCTGCGGTACCTGCGCTCAGGAACGCGGTGCCGTACGAAGCGGTCCACAAACGGCCTGCCATCAGGCGCTGCGTTGTTGCTGGTAGGGACTCGGTCGAGGCTACGCAGGTGCCTGCGCTCTTGGCAAAGCACGAGAGGCTGACTTGCGTTACGCCATCCGACGAAGCGCCGATGGAGAACGACTGCGGAAGGATGCCGCGTACCCACCAGGATTGATTGCCGTCACCGACAATCGCCTGATACGACACAGGCGCTACGGCAGACGAAGTCATACCGACGGCGGTGGTCCAGGTGTACGGGGCTGCGGTGCCCGCAGGCGTGCCGCCCGTGCTCGGTGCCTGAACCATAGAAGTCCAGACGGCCAACTCGTCGGTGGTAACCGCAGGCGCGTCAATGTTGATGGTTGGATTCTCAGCGGTCTGCGTAACGCGGCTCGCTAGGAGCGGGTTGCGCACTCCAATGGATCGGTCGGCGCCCGTATCAAAGGTGCGGCCCAGGTCGAGTACGCCGACAGGCGTTACCTGTACGCGGCGACCGCCAGAGGCGCTGAAGGTAGCGGTGCCGTAGGCAGCGGTGGCTGAAGTCCAAGCCGTACCTGCACCTGAGTACTCAGCCTGCACTGCGAGTTTCGTGAAGACGACTGCGCCGTTTGCCACTTTGATCTCCTTCTTATTGAGGCGCTATGCCCGCCTCGGTGGGTTGAGTGTATCGCATCCGCAGCCGCGCGCAAGAGCCATGTCGGTGGGCCACCGACATGGCGACCCTCGGCGCTTACGGCGCATGTCGGTGGGGCTACTAGGCGTCGACCCTGGGGTTGTTGTGGATGCCGTACCAGACCGCGTGCCCGTAGCAGAGCCAGGTGGGGTTGTCGCGTTTGCGTCCGTAGACGTTCCAGCGCCCATCCGCTGCCGCCTGGCATCGGGTCTTATCTCGGTGCCGCAGTTGGCACTGCTTCCCTGTCGGTGCGGGCTTACCTTGTACTCCCACTCAAGCCTCCTTGCAGTATGCGTCGCAGCGGACTGGGCCGAATACTTTCTGGCACTCGCCTGCTTTATGAATGCAGACCCTGCAAACAAACTGGCCGCTGTACTTGTACTCCTTGCCGAACCTGCGCTGTCGGTGGGTTGCTAGAACCCCGCAGGCCTGGCAGGGGTGCTTTGCTGGTGGGCTTGTGTCCCACTTGCCGAACCCTTTCATCTTGCCTCCTTCGCGGTCGGTGCCGAGTGGCACCTCCTCTACCGCTGCAAGGAGTATAGCACAGGTGAGCGATACAATCCAGTTCCTACCTGCGGCTCGCCTTCCCCTGTGCCCTTCTAGCAGCCCGATTTGCGGGCCGTAAGGCCTCGTTTGTAGCGCCACCGACCTCCGACGCCAGGCGTGCAAGGATCGGTCGCCAGTGGGCCTCGTAGACCGTAGCCGTATCGTAGCCCTGGGCGAACTCAATGGCCTGGCGCTTCAGGTCGGTGTCGCCCTTCGCGGCGTACGACGACTCAAGCGCGGCAACGATCGAGTCGACGTTCGGCACCTTCCACCAACCGCCCTGCTGCTCATCCCATTCGGGCTGGCCTTCAACGACCCAGCCAGCGCCAGTCAGTTCGGGCTGCGCAGTCCACGCCGTTGTGATTACGGGGACGCCGCAGGCCTGAGATTCCACAACTGGAATTCCGAAACCCTCACCTCGTGAGGTAGCGAGAAACACGTCGGCGGCTGAATACAACTGCACCAGCACCTCTTGTGGGATGCCGTTCTTGTAGGCGTACTGCGGCACGATCTTGACGCGGTCCATTGGCGCGTTGATAGCCTCTAGGAAGCGGTCGATCTTGCAGCCGTTCGCAATGCCCGTCACCTCGGTGTGCAGGTACAGGTAGGCGTCGGGATGCTTGTCGGCAAAGGTCCGCCAGGCGAGGAGCATTTCAGGCCAGCACTTGCGGATCGGTACGTTCCCCTTGTTGGCTGCGTTGATCATCGTGAGGTGCGCGTCTGCGGGAATGCCCATCTGCTTGCGGGCGTCGGACTCGGTCGGCTTGAACACCTGCGTGTTGATTGAGTGCGGCGCGTAGAACACGCGCTCGCGCGGTACGCCAGCCTTGAGCAACTGGTCCTCACCGAACCGACTCATGGCGATCGCGTAGCGGCGCCCCTGGCGCTCGGTGAACCAGGCGAGTACGGGAGCGGTGATCGGTTGGTGGTCGATCGGAACCCAGGCGGCTACGTTGAGCAGGTCCCAGGCTGGCCCCTTAAAACTCCACACGTCGTACAGCGAGATCGTCCAACCGAGCGAGTTCCCCTGCGTCCAATCCGCAGCCTGGTAGGGCGCCGTGTCGTTGCTAAACGGATCGAGGCCGTGTGGGAAGTGTGGAATGCCCTGCCAGTCGAGCACCGAACCAGCGACGCCGTAATTGGCCATCACGGCTACGTCGTGGCCGTCTGCTTTTAGCCTCGGTGCAAGTTCGCCTGTCTGCTGGCCATATCCCGTGGGCGTCCAAGCAGCATTACTAATCCACGCGATCTTCATCGCTACCTCCTCCTCGGCAACTGCCGACTATGCGACGGAGTTTACAGGGTCCAGTTTTGTGACCTCTACCGACGCCTCTACCGTTACGAAGTCGTCACCGCCATAGGAGTCCGTTCCAATGTCGGTGCCGCTTACCGTTGCTGAATCTACCAGACCGCCCAGGGTCACCGACGTGACCAGGAAGTCCCGCATGGCCGTGCGATAGGCGTGCAGCGCGGCAAAGCGGCGAGCGTAGTCCGTCTGCGACCCCAGGAAGAGGCGCACGGTAAAGCGCAGCGTGATCATGCGGTTGCCGCCCCCTGAGCCGTACGACACCGAGTCGGGGCCTGGGAGGACGAAGGCGTAGGGGAGGGTGGGTAGGTTCTCGCTGGGCGTAGCCGTAGCGCCGCGAATCGGTGCGTAGGTGGCGCCCACGGTCATGAGCGCAGCCTTCGTCGCAATAGCCTGGGCAATGGCCAGGTCGCTGATCGCCATTAGATCGCCGTCGGTCGCTTGAGGCGGTAGCGGGCCAGGGTTTCACGGTCGCGTGCGGAAATCGATCGGGAGATCGTTGGACCGCCGTACTCCATCCCACCGACCTGGTCGGTCTGCCCCGCCTGCCGCGCGTACCAGGAGCGCACGGCCATCACCTCGGCTACCTCTTTAATGTCGTCAGGCACCGCAGGAAATCCCCAGGTGCCCGTGACTCGGACAGTATTGAAACCCTCATAGAAGATTGGCGCGTAATTGCCCGCGCTTGGAATGTTGGTCATCAGAATCTCCGTGTACGGGAACTCAGGGTCCTTCTCCTGGTCGGTAGGACGTAAGAAGAAGTCGGTGGCTGGCACGGTGTTGTACGGGCCGCCTGTAAAGGTTGAAATCTCAAGCAGGGTGACGGTTCGTACTCCGCGCGGCACCTGAAATAGGCGCGGCGTAATGCGGTCGTACCCGTCAAACGAATATGTGGCGGTTCCGATTGGCGCCAGAACGCGGCCCGTGTAGGCCTCGATGTACGCATCGACCTGGTCGCAGATGCTGGTGAGCATCGTAACGTCGGCGGTTCCATAGGAGCCAGCAACCCATCCAAGTCGATCCTCAACGGAAGCGACGACGGCGTAGGTGCCCTGAGCGGTTCGTGCCATGCGTACTCCCCTCTTAGTGGTGCGCCCCCCACCCCACCAGAGGGGTGAGGGGCGCGGTTGCTCTAACGAGCGACTCGGCTATTAGCCGCGAACGCCGTTGATGACCTCGACTGCGGTTGGCTGAATCACAGCCAGGGCGGAACGCGCGATTGCGCGGTACGCACTCTGGTCGGTGGCAAAGCCTACCTGGTCGCTGAAGGCCAACTCGACACCCTGGCGCTCCAGGATGACGATCTTAGAAGCGTCACCGATGTATACGTTGGAGCAGTCGGTTGACGTCCCCACCGTGTTGGCGATGCCGATCTGCGAGGTCAGGTACACAGGAATCCCCATGACCATTGCGCGCGGGCCGTTTGCGCTTCCTGGAATCTGTCCGCCGAACAGCGCAGGGGCGTTGTAGCCCTGAGCCGCCGACAGGATGTAATTCCCGCTGGTGTCCTTGATCTTTGCGAGCGTGTTAAGCGTGCGTGGGTGGCAGATGATAAATCCGCTGCCCTGCTGTGGCTCAACGTTCACAACTCGTAGGTTGTAGATCGCGTCGTAAAGGTTATCGAAATTCAGCGTGCCGCCGTTTGTACCAGCCGCAACCGTGCCAGGAACTGGTCCTGCCGTGGTGCCGCTGTACGCCGAAAGGCCCGTGATGAAACTTCCAGTGCCTGCACCCTCAAGGTACTGCTGGTCTTGGAAGAGCGCAACGTCACGAAGAAGCGTCGTCGTGATGAACTGCGCCCAGGCTGGGTCCGCATCGGCCAGCAATTCGTTGCTAAAGACACGATAC